TGATAAATATATAGAACTCTGCAAAACATTTATTTTTTCTCGGGTTTAATTTTTTCCAAATACTCCCATAAAGACTCAAAACTCTGACAAATTAAGTTTTTATTTTCGTCCCAAGCTTCAAATCCTCTAGTACCGTATTCATTTTCATAGCAAAACCAACTCCACCAATCATATCCCTCGTCTCCATACACTTCTTTAATTAACTCGGTAATTACAGCGTGGTATGGATCTACAAAGTCTAGCAAATCAACTTGCTTTGTGTACAATTCACTTAACAATTCATCTTGCTGTTTAAGCTGCATTGTTATTTTTAAAAATCTTTCATATGTCATAACTTAATTACTTAGAGGGGCTTTAATTGCCGGGTGTGATTCATAGTTAGACAGCTGAATGTCTTCTTCTAATAGACATTTGCAGAAATTATCCGACATAACTGCCTCAGTAAATGGTTTATCCCACCATTCAGTATTGATATTTAGTTTAGGTAGCTCATAAGGTGTTCTGCTGAGTTGTTCTTTAGCTTGTTCAATATGATTATAATATAAATGTACGTCACCTAAATTGCCAATCAAATCTTCAGGTATCATATTTACTTCTTTAGCAATAATCTCAAGTAATAAACCATAAGATGCTATGTTGAATGGTAAACCGAGGAATGTATCTACTGAACGTTGATTCCACATTAATGAGATAGCTCGTTTAGGAACACCCCACTGATCTATTTCTGAATGTGATAGCGTGCTTGAATCTCCTCCGGTATAAATTTGTCGGTGCATTTCAGGAGTAACTAAATTACGTCGTTCAGATAAATTCAACTCTCTCGTATAAACTTGAAATCCATAATGACATGGCGGAAGTACCATTTGACCTAACTCACCTACATTCCAAGCACTAACCATTAATCTTCTACTATCTGGATTTGTTTTAAGTTCTTTTACTAAATCACCTATTTGGTCAATATATTCAATATGATTTTCCATATCAATTCTGTCCCATCTATTCTTTCTCCACTCTCTCCACTGCTTGCCGTAGATTGGCCCTAATTCACCCCACTTCTTAGCAAACTTATCATCTGTTTTGATTTTGTTGATAAATTCTTCTTTAGATTCCAGTCCATCAACGCATTCAGAATGTGCTCTTAAGTAATTCTTATAAGCATCACCATCCCAAATATGACAATTATTCTCAACTAAGAATTTGATATTAGTATCACCTCTTAAAAACCAAATCAATTCTGTTACGATTGATTTCCAAGCCATCTTCTTTGTAGTTAGTAATGGAAATCCATCCTTCATATTGTGTCTAATCTGCCAACCGAAGATTGATTTGGTTCCCGTACCTGTACGGTCTGCTTTATCTATTCCAAAATTCAGAATATGATATGATAGTTCTTTATATTGGCGATCTATGTTGTTCATACGTTTGCTTTTCTAATTGTTGCTTTATATCCTACTATGCCGAATTCATTTTTTGGTTTTTCGGCGGGTATCATTCTATCTGCGTCTGTCTTCTTTACAACAAGCGGATGATATTCTACTCCTTCGTGCGTAATAGTAAGATAGTTAGTTACCATCTGCTCTTCTTTTGGTTCTTCTCTCTTTGGTACGTACGAAGCTACTTTAGCAGCCGCAACTCCACTAGCAAATGCTGCTAGTCCTTTAAAAAATGATCTTCGGTTATTTTCCATAACTTAATTTTAGTAGTCAGGACAGGAATCGAACCTGCTCTCTCCCATTTGGATGCCTACTCCACTTTCGTGTCTCGGACTTGGTGCGTTTCCCATTACGCCACCTGACTATATTCGTGGTAAGTCACGACCTACATATCCCTGATTTTTGTAGCTAATTCTGGCTCAGGCATTTGTTACACCATACTTTGTAGTCAGGACAGGATTCGAACCTGTATTAGCTGTATGCACCCGTAGTAGGATGTGACCAATTACGTCATTGGCTTGACAGAGCATACATTTAATCCCACACTAATGACGTTTACCAATTACGCCACCTGACTATCTGTTTACTTCTTCGTATGTTGATTCGAATATTTCTTTCTCAACTAACCATCTCTCTCCTTTAATTCCAATACATAGATAATTCTTACCAAATTCTCCTTTATAGTTATCGTTTTCTAAGGTCTTAACAAATGGAATTAATGTTGGTTTTATTCCCCAGTGAGTATCTTCTAACATTCCCATCATTCCACCTGCATGTACAAAGCCATCCTCATCACCCTCTTCAAATAGTTTAGCTTGTACTGTTGCTATTTTTCTATATGTTTTCATATTATTACTGTTTAACATATTTCATCATCTCTATCATTCTTTCGATCAATAATTCCATCTCATCTTTGTTAAGATACAATCTTGGACTTGCCGTTTTGCCGTCCAATTCTTTTGTTTCCACAATGATACCTTCGTACATCTCCATTGGGTAAATTTCAATAGTTTGCTCATCTGTCACAATTTCAACTTTATGCCATACTTTATTTTTCATAACTTTTATTTTTAATTTGTAGTCAGGACAGGATTCGAACCTGTATGGATAGGACTTATGTATAACTGAGATACTGCCCTGCCTTAAGCGTCTACCAATTCCGCCACCTGACTATTTGGTCTCTATACTCTTTAACATCCTAAAGATAGAAGTTTTCTATTAAAAAAACAACTTAATGTCCATCTCTAAAATTTACCGAAACTTCTGGAATCGCAATTAACTCTACTCCGTCTAGTTTAGTCGTATTCTCCATACAGTCCTGAACGATCTCACAAGCCCTCGATACGTCTTCTTCCCTAACTTGGCAGATTAACTGGTCATGTATCTGACAAATAACCTGTCCTACAATGTTCTCCCTTTGAAATCTCCTGTTTATTTGTAAAGCTGCACGGTTTACTATACTTGCTGAATAACTTTGAATTTGAAAGTTTAAACAGTTATTAAGCGCATTCTTATAATCACGGTATAGGGCGGTTGTTTTCTCTACTCCGTACTCTCTTTCTAGTTCTTTCCTAAATTTCCAATCTTCAATCAACTTGTCCCCCAGTGCAGCATAAATCTCTTTTGCTCGAGGTAAATGCCTAACACGTCCTACCTTATTCTTAATATAACCATTCTCTTTTATAAATTTACGAGAATCCTCTCTCCACTTTCTTAGTTCAGGAAATCCACTAAGATACCCTTCTACAAGTCTTTCTCCTTCCTTCCTATCGATACCAAGCGACATAGCTAAAGCATAACCTGACATACCATACGGTACACCTAATGCATATCCTTTTGCGGTTTGTCTCTTGACCGGATCTATTTTTTTAAGAAAATTAGGTGCTTTTGTATGTGCACTCACACCTTCCAGCTTTTCAGTCTTAATAGCAATATGGGAATAAAAATCAAGATCGTTATTAAAGATATCTTTCAATCCTTGATCTCCTGCTACAGTCGCAAAAACTCTCGGTTCTAGAGATGCATAGTCAGTATCTAGGATTTTAGTACCTTCGTCAGCAATAAAAAATGCTCTAACTAAATTAGCATAGTCTATAATAATTTGTTCGTCTTGGCCTGGCTCTAACGGTTTAGGTAGTTGCTGCATATCTGAACCATACCTTCCTGATACAGTTCCGTTTTGCTTAAAGTACGGGTAGAACCTATCTCCTTCTGCTGCATCTAAAAATCGATCTACGTACGCAGTCTTAATCTTAGTTAGTTTGTTGTAGAGTCGTAGATGCTTTGCCCAGCTATACTTATCCTTAATAGACTGTATCATATCTTCGTCAAATTGAGGCTTGCCTTTAGTCGTAGAAGAGATAGGTTTCTCTCCCATTACATCAAAAGCTATCTTACCCATTTGATCTTTAGATTGAATATTAAAGAACTGCCCACTGTTATCTTCTTTCCAAAGAGATAAGCTAGTTCTTACTATTTGATCTTTATTTAAGTAATTTATCTCACCTGTTATTAAGAAATCCTTTATAGAAGAATCTGGTAATCCTAGTAAAGCTGCTTTGTTAATAGTAAACTTACCTGTCTTTTCAGATCTAGGTAACTCTAAGTTATTTTGCTCTAGCAACCTTTGAGCAAAAGCACCTTTACTCTTAGGCGGATAAGCCTCTACAGCTTGATCTATTATCCAACCTCTAACTTTTGGCTCTTTTAAAAGTTCTTGAACTACCAAGGTAGCCTGTTCTTCAAGATCAATAGTAATCTTACCTCGTGTCTCTTCTAGTAAAGCAATATCGAGCCTAATACCGTGCTCTTCCATCGGTATAGTAACTTCCCTATACACTGGCATTACTTCATCTTCAAAGAAAAACTTTTCAAGTCCTTCTTCAATTAAAACTTTAAGAAAATGATTGTAGACACGTAAGGTAAGGTCAGTATCAGCTGCAGCATACCTAGATAAAATCTCTAGATCTGCTTTATAGATTTCATAATTATCTTTAGAAGTAGACCCGCCGTTAGCTTTAATACTATCCTTAAGAGCTAGCTGTTCTTCGTTAGCTTCAGTTTCTACGTCTAATCCAATCTCTTTTTGAACCATTATAGCGATTGATTTCAAACCGAAAGGAGTTCCGTAACCAAATGCCCCCTCTTCTTTTACCGTATGTACTAAGAGAGAAGTATCTGCGTGAAGGGAGGGAAGTAAATTGATACCGTAGAAATTCTTTACGTAACGTAAGTCAAACGAAGCATTATGGCAGATAAGCTTTTTACTAGTAAGTTGGTTAATCACAAATTTAGCTAATTCGTGAGCGCCTTTACTCTCAATCTGAACCTCTTCTAATCTTCCTTTTTCTACATTCCATACCATTGTAGGCATATAGAAACCTTTACCTATCTCTCCCGATACAGAAAAACCGATAATCTGTCCTTTTCTCATATTCAGACTATCGGTCTCAGTATCGAAAGCTATGTATTCACTTTCTCTAATATGTTGAATTAGTTCTTTTAAGGTTTCTTTACTGTTGACAGTTACATAACTTTTTTGTTGTATCATACTAATTCTTGATTCTCTATTAATTCTCTAGCTTGTTGATAGGAGAGTATAAACTCTTTTTTCTTTGCTCTATAATCTCTAGTAATATCTAATTCTTGGCAGATAGTAATAAAGTTTTTTAATTCTTTTTGACTACAGTAAATACCTTGAGCTTCTACAAGAGTTTTAAATTTACTGAAAGCTAATGTAGGATCTCCTACAGTTTTCTTACCGTTCTGATAGTACAATTTAAGAAGTTTTAAATGCAATTCCAACTGTTTAAATTTAGGAGTTTGCATTAATCTTTTTGTCTCTTCGTAACTTCCTATAGTATAGTATGCATCAAACCCTACTCCTATTAGAATTAATAGTTCTAGAAAAATAGTTATAAACAAAAATGCCTGTGAGTTTTCTTTATTCTCTTCTAATTTATTAGCGGACTTATTCTGTGTCTTGGATTCTATCTGCTCAACCTTAATCTGTTTAGTTTGTTCTAAGACATTCACAACAGAATCTCTGTACCGTCTATCTTCCCTTCTAGCTCCCGACTGTGTACGGTAAAACTGAATTTCTTTATCGTAGTACTTAGCAACGGAATCTACTCTACGGGCAACTACCGAGTCTGTTACATTTTCAATAGATTCTATGTTACTAACTAATCTATGAGCTCCTTTAATAGACAAGTAAAAGCTTCCAGCTACTAGTACAGTACACACTACAAGTCCAATAAAAATAGACGCAGTAAATTTTTTAATTTGCAAAACGCTAAAAGATAGCTGTTCTAAAGCAAATCTTTTTGTTAGCTCATAACCTGTTAAAAATAGGGCTATAAAAATAGTAAAAAAAATATCCTGAAATGGAAAAAGAGTAGGTATACTATTAGTAATAGACTTAACAAAGAAATACCCGAAGTAGATCAAAAAGATATTACCTAAGAAAGAAAAATAGTATAAAATTTTATCTAGGGTAAAATAATTCTGCTCTAACTTAAATATTTCAAATTTAAGCTTTAACTTATTGTACTTGTCTAATCGCATTTAAAGTTCTTCTAGGATACCTAGTATTTCAGCTCCAATCAGTAATCCGCCTGCAGTATTAAAATACCATTGATCTGCATACAGTAATGCTAGCCCAGCAAATATTCTAATTACTGACTTGATTATACTAATTCTAAAATGCCAGTTTGTTTTGCTTTCTTTAGGTTGCATAATTAAATATTTTATAGGCTACTTCTTTGTTTATCATTCTGCCACTGACCGTCGTATTTTTCAGCAGAGATACATTCATGAAAATATATCTGAGCTACACGAGCATCCTTCTCAATAAATATCGTTTCGGTTACCAGCATAATGGTTCCCATGTTATCTGTTTGAAAACCAGGATCAAATACAGGACTATTAATTAATGTGCCGTTACGCCACATAGAAGATCGCTGCTTAATAAATGCAACACGATTGTCTGGAATCTTGCATCCTTCCCAGAATTCTATATCGTATGTACCTGGATATAAGAGCCACCCTTCTATTCCGTCTACGTTTTTAGTTTCAATAGGAGTATAGGTAGTAAGCTCAGTTTTATCCTTTAGAACTTTACCTATTTTATATGTTCTGTAAACAAGGTTTCCGTCATTGTTCGGATCTCCTACTATATTTACCGCTTTCAAAGTTAGATCGTAACCTACTTGAGCTACTTTACCTTTACTTTCATCAAGCTTAAGAAGTCCTTCTTCAAGGATTTGCTGTGCATTTAACATATCTATTTCTTTTTCTTTTTATAAGGAAATAATTTATTTAATAAAGTCTTTCTTCTAGTACAGCCGCAATCTTCATAACCCAACATATGAGCAATCTTTTCTGCTAGTCTATCAATATAGAAAAACTTCATTACTCTAGCAACCGTATCTCCTAATCCCTCTGCTCTCATCTTCTTGGATACCCTTTAATAAACTCATAAAATTCAGCTCTAGCTGCATCTTCTTCGAGGAAGCATCCTGAGAGTTTAGAAGTTTTCATGCTAGCACCCTGATGTTTAACCCCTCTACAGCTTACGCAGTTATGGGTTGCTTCAATCATTACAGCTACACCAATATTACCTTCACAGATCTTATCTACAGCGTTATGAATAGCTACAGTTAGCTGCTCTTGAATTGCACCTCGTCTACTAAAATGCTCTACAATACGGTTTAGCTTGCTTAGACCTACTACCCTACTTTCTAGGGTAGGTACATAAGCAATATGACATAGTCCGTTAATAGTCTGATGGTGGTGACTACACATGCTTGTAATAGGAATACCTCCTTCGAAAACTACACCGTCGTAGCCGTCGGCAGGAAAGCTAGTAACAGAGTCTAGTTGCTCGTACCTACCTTTCCATAGATCGTTTACGTAAGCCTTAGCAACTCTCTTAGGAGTATTAGAGCTATTAGGATCATTTTCCCAATCTACACCGAGTGCAGTAAGAAACTTACCGTAGTAAAGTGCAGCTTCTTCGATAATCTGATGCTTGTCATAATCACTTAGTTTATGACTTCCATTCTCAATAGCTTCTTTCAACTGAAGACTAATACCATTTGCATGACCAGCTTGTGCTAGTTCTAACTTTTCAATCTCAATATGTTTGTCTCTACTCATAAATTATAGGTATAAAGATATTTGGTTTAAACGTTCTTCTACTGTTCCTGTTAAAGTTATAATTTTTTCTGCAGGAATATACTCTTTGATAAAATCTTGTATAACTTTATCGATCTTAGCTTGTAACTCTTGCCACACACCATCAGGTCTTTCATCATCTACTACATAAGCAAACTCGATAGGAATATAGAAAAAATACTCTACTTGCTCTTTAGTTTGTTGGAATAAGTCTAACATTGCTTTAACGTCTACATCAGGAGCTACTATTTGAGAGTATATAATACAGTCTACAACACTCCGGGTACTTATTACATTTTTATGAGATAGATAGTTTTGATAAGCCCAAGCAGATAGTTCATTAATTACAAACTGCTTTTCGTTGTTTGAAAACTCTAAATATTTAGCAATCTTAGAAACGGGTCTAGAGAATCCGTCTGTAACATAATAATCCGGAAATCGAGTAGCTACCTCCTTTAGTAATGTAGTCTTTCCAGTTCCGTGAGAGCCAATGAGTATTTTCATGAAGATGTTTTCTTAAAAGTAAGTACTTTTATTCAAAGTTCCAATTATTCTTAAAAAATCTCTCCCAGGCATCGAGAGAAGTTTCTCGAAGTAGGGCATACATATCGTCTAAACTTCGAGCTGTATTAGGGGTAGCAGCATACCTGACTATTTCTCCTTCATCTACACCCTCTATTACCTTATGTACTACCGAACCTACTATACCGTAATTTCCTTCCCAGGCTCTAACCTGAGGATCTTTTCCTTTAAGCTCTGGAAAGTGGTTGATTAGTCCAGGATGACCGTTATACAGCTCTCCGGCATATTGCTGAAAGAAAGCAGGGGGTAGTATTCTCAAAAAGCCGTGTAAGGTAATTAACTTCTTTTCTAGCAATTCTGGAATAAGATAATCTTCGAGAGTAGGTCTAAAGGGTGTCGATCTTATTGTCACACCGTTTTCTCCAAAGAATCTCAAGTTATCTTGAGGTATCCTAGATAGATGATTAGTTACAAGAAGACTTGGGAGAAACCTAATCTTTTTACTTATCGCAATAATCTCCGATCCAGTCTGTGATACTAGTACTCCCCAGTCTTCTTGTACTTTTATCATTGTCCCATTGCTTTTTTAGTATAATATTTTGCAGAACTCAAAGCCTCAGGAATTAAAGACTCTCTACTAGCTCGAACTGGACAAATATCCAAAGACCCTCTGCGTGCATAGAGTAGCATCACACAGCAATCCTGTACTAAAGGGTTAGACATAATCTCAGTATAGAGTTTTTCAGCGCAGAACTCATGGAATTCATTTACTTCCCTTAGAGAAATAACAAGTTTTAAAAGTTCTGTTTGGCTTACAGATCCTTCTTTAGTTATAATTCGAAAGTAAGCAGCACCGGTATCTTTTTGCTTAGTATGTCTGCAACGAGATCTTAACACGTTAGTAAAATAAGAAGCATCTTCTCCTATTTCTCCGTCCTGCAATATAATTTCATACTTCCCTGAAGCATTATAATCAGTGATTTCCATAGTAGCTAATGCTTCGTCGGAAATAGACTTGTAAAGATCGATAAAACCCTGTGCTGGATCTGCTTGCAATTCTTCATCTTCTCCAGAATTAAAAAAAGTAACTTTTACTGGAGCTTTAATACAATCGCTAATATCCTTTCTAACTTGATTTTCGTAGTTTCTACTTGCTTCACTAATCGTATCTCCCATTTTACACATATCGAAAGTATTTAAGTAGAGCTTAAAAGATTTTGACTCTACCATAAATTCCGAATCAGATGGACATACGATCTTTAAAGTACCTGCTACAGGTAATCCATTGCTAAGAAGAAACGTAGCTTCATGGCAATGCCAAGTATCATAACCTGTAAATTCATTTCCAGTAATACCCCAATCTTGACGAGCGAGAATACGGGGCATGGGATTGAGTTGACTAGGGTCAAACTTATCTGTATAAACTGCGTAGCTATTAGCCGAACCTAGAGATCTAGCGGCGGCTTCTGACATGTTATTAATTGACATATTGACGAAAGGTTTTTACGTTTTTATAAATAAGATCAACTTGATCTTGTGTTAGGGTAATATCAAGATTATCTGCAAGTTTAGCTTTTGGTTTCGGTACAATTAACCCGTGAGGACCTAATTCGTTACCTATCCACCCGTTTATAACAGGAGAACTTGTATCTAAAGAGTAAATAAATCTTGAAATATGTTTCTGGTTATACTTAAAGAGAGAAAACTCTACAGGATTCTGACAACCCAGTAAATGAAATTTAGGAGTTCTTCCTGTAAACTTAAACCTATTACTATACCACCAGTTTAAAAATCTAAATCTCACAGTAATGTAGTCTGAATCTTTTACTAGATCGAAAGGTAGTGCAATAATATCCACATCCTTCTGCATATAAAAATCAATACAATCAGCAATTTGCTCAAAAGTATCTCCTTGACAGACACCGATAAGCTTTTGCTTATCCTCACCGTACCTAGCTAAATACTCTTTAGCATTATCTAAGGTCTGGTTATGATCATTTACTACGTCAGGAAGTACGAGATGAGTAGGATTATACTCCCTACCCAACTCATACAGTTCTTCCATTGGAATGGATTTACCTAATTCAAACGCTGAATTATCTAGTATAGAATAATCTACTGTCTGTAATTTTTGTTTATAAAAATCAGCATACTCTGTATCTAGATTTAACAAATGACCTAATACATAAGGATAGTCTGAAATAGAATCATGACGGTCAAATAATGCTTTCGGTATTTCGTGACTGATTTTTATCATACGTTTGCTTTTTTATGACTAGCCAATACATTCTCTACATGAGACTTTGCTACTTCCCAACCTACAGGACCAGTTTCATCAGCATAATCTACCGGATCAGGACGACCTAGCTTAAGAAACGCTTCAATACGTTCTACTGATGCTGCTGATTTATAATCACTAAACCAATATCCTTCTTTCGATTGATAAAGAACTACGTCTCCATCTAATGTTTGAGCTTTAGGTATCCAAATTGGTTTATAAGATGTATTTGTGCGCTTATATACTTCGTCAAAATCTAAATCCAACACTTCACAGCATTTTTCTCCGTCTTGTAAAATACCGAACTTATCAGTATCCAAGTAAGGTGTATAAAAATCAACTAAAGTAGCATCCCAATTACCGATCTTAAATGCTTCCATATCTGCATCCCTAAATTCTTGTCTACAGTCAGGGTAAATTGCATGATCACCGGCATGAATACCTAATGCAATCTTTACCTCTTGTCTTACTGTACAATCATCACCTATAGGCTTTGTAGCTAGGGATAAAGCAACTGCTTGAATTAAGGAACTAAAAATTTTATTACGGTTAGGTACAACAGTTTCTTTCATGTTATCCTGCTCGTAATGTCCTTCAGGGACATCTTTACCGCCTTCAACTAAGGCTGAATTAAGTAGTTTCTGTAATCCGTCTAGCTTAATGATTTGATGTTTTACTAACGGATATTTTTGTTCAAACCCATCAGGAGCATGATCATGGTGAAATACTCTTGCTGGGTTCCAATTAATATACTCGACTAATTCAGTAGCACGTTCGAGTTCTACTCTGTGTTTTTGTCCATAGTCAAAACTAAGTGCTGTAACTTCATAACCATTTGCTAACAAGTGCAGCAAAAGAGACGAAGAATCCATCCCACCGCTGAGACTTAAAACTGCTTGTTTTTTCATTTTAAAAATAATTAAAGTATAGAGCGTATTATTTTATTGATCGATTAGCTCTTTAACCGACTTTTTTATCTTCTTTTTTAGTAAGCTCTTGTTGAATAGATATAATCTGTGTAGCTAGACTAGCTGCTAAAGTTCCGAGTTGAGTCCAGATATGATCACATTCTTTTTGAAACTTGAAGATTAATCTCCACTGCCATACCTGAATAGCCATTAGTATTAGAATAATAGCTATATAAACGTGTTCAGAACTTATTGTAAATGTCATACTATAAAGATACTATTTTTGTTCTGAATTAGCAACTGTTTCTCTCATAAAGTCATAAGCTTCTGATGTTCCAGGGAAAGCTATGAAATTAGGTTCGTTCATAGCTCTTTGAAGTATTTTTACTGTTAAGTCTTTGTTGGTAGTGTCTATCATAAGAGGTTCAAAAATAAATTCAGTACTCGAACCTTTCTTACGAACTAAATAATAAAGACTTCCAGCACCTATGTGTTTAATTGCCTCGTAAAAACTTTCAGCTGTTGTTTTCATGGTATAAATGTCTTACTTTTGCTCCTAATTCGGCATTATTAGGTGTATCACGTATTATACTTTTAGGAATAGAAAGATGTGTTTTTTCTTGTGGAGCACTGTGAAAGCAGATTCTACATAATTGCCCTACTCCTTTAATATATCCCTCTCTAAAATCAATATGGGTATCAATAGTGTAGGGTGTTATGCTCCCACATGATACACAGTATTCTACTTGTTGTGGTACATCCATAAATTAAATGTTTGCTTTTCTGATTGTTTGTTTTGTTTCAACTCTCTGTAATTCAAAGGAATGGCTTACATTTGTAGGAACAAACTGTACTTTATCAAAAGATGTTTTCTCTACTACTAAGGGATGAAATTCCTTTCCTTCATGATAAATTGTAAGAGTACTAGGTACGAATACAGCCTCTTTCTTTTCTTCTTTTTTTGGAATATAAGTTGCAGCTTTAGCGGCTACTACTCCACTAACAAATGTTGCTAGTCCTTTAAAAAATGATCTACGATTATTTTCCATTAGATATGTAA